AGGCATCGAGGCCCGTATGGCCCTCCTGGAGCGTGCTGAGGAGATCGCCATCTGCCAGTGGCCCATGCTGTGTGAGCCGATGCCCTGGACCTCTAAGGTGCGTGGTGGCTACTTGGATTCCACGCTCAGGGAGAGGCACTCCATGATCCGCAGCCGAAGAGGGGGACCACTAGTACCGGCTACGATTGATGGCACCCCTGCACTGAGGATGCTGAACAAGATCCAGAAGGTCCCCTACAGGGTGAATCGACTGATCTATGAAGTAGCCGTGGAGTGTAAGGAGAGAGGACTAACCATTGGTAAGTTCTGCCAGATGCAGCCTCAAGAACCTCCCGTCAAACCTGACTGGGACTCGGCCTCAGATGAAGCCAAGTTGGAGTATAGGAGGGCTAGGACTCAAATCGAAGACTCAAACTACACGTTGAGTCAGAAGAACTACAGAACCAATGAACTACTATTCGTAGCCAAGAAGTTTGTAGACGAAGAAGAGTTCTGGATCCCCTGGTCATTTGACTACAGGGGTCGAGCCTACCCACTCTGTACTGTGCTACATCCTCAGGGGACAGACTTTGAAAAGAGTCTACTCCTGTTTGCTGAGCCTGGTCCTATCGAGGAGTACTGGTTAGCCTTCCAGGTTGCCACTACGTTCGGACTCGACAAGTCTACAATGGAGGAGAGACAGCAGTGGGTCAGCGAGAACCACGATCTCATATCTAGAATCGCCAATGATCCGTTAGGCAATTTGTCTGACTGGTCGGATACAAGTGAGCCTTGGTGCTTCCTTGCATCTTGTGTCGAATACAACGACTGTGTGATTGATAGATCAAGAGACTGGTCTAACCTACCCATTGGTGTTGACGCTACTTGTTCTGGTCTACAGCATCTTGCTGCGTTGACTCAGGATTTGTCAGCTGCTTCACTGGTCAATGTGATTGTCACAGACAAGCCCGCTGATGCTTACTTAGCTGTTGCTGAAAAAGCGAAAGAGTTCTTGCCTGAGAAGTATCATCCTCTGATGAATCGAAAGGTTACAAAGAGGACGGTCATGACAACACCCTATGGTGTCACTGCTAGCTCTGCTCGTGGTTACATCAGGGAGGAGCTACCACGGGAATTTCCTGATGGGTCCCCCGTTGAATTGAGTTTGGTTACCAAGGCTGTTTTTACTGAAGCTATTCCTTCTGTCATACCTGGTCCTATACGGGCCATGAAGTTCATTAGGAATGCTGTAGTAGAAACAGTCAAAAGGACTGAAAGCTCTTCAGTGTGTTGGGTCACTCCCTCTGGGTTTCCTGTTAAGCAGGATCTCAGGAAGTGTGAGTCAATCAGGATCAAAACCAAGTTACTTGGCAGCAGTGTACGCTACTCCCTGAGTCTCGACACTGAGGAACCTGATCTCAACCATCACCGTGGGGCATCTGCTCCTAACCTTGTCCACAGTTTGGACGCCTCCCTGCTCCACCTGGCATTCTCTGAGACTGACTATCCCTTCACCTTGATCCACGATTGCATCCTCGCTAGGAGTTGCGACATGGGTAGGGTGTCCAGGGACATCAGGATCAAGTTTGTCGAATTGTATCAAAAGCCTGTCCTAAGGGATTGGGCTGCTCAACTTGGAGTAGAATTTGATGAGAGCATCATCATCGGTGATCTCGACATCAACTGCTCCCTCAACTCACCCTATCTTTTCTGTTAAGCAAATGCCTACCGCTACCGCTACCGCTCCTGCTACCGAAGTGACCCTCTCCAAGGCCGACCAGAAGAAGCTTGGCACCTACAGCTTCCACGAGCCTGCTCCTGCTGAGGACTATGACCCTGAAGCTGTGGGTGCCATCTCGGTCTTCCAGTTCGTGCTGAACGCCAAAGGCGATGCCCTGAAGAGTGCCCGTGTTGGCTCTATCCGCTTCAAGCGGTTCACCACCGACGTTGCCATCAAAACCGCCAAGGCCATCGTCAAGCGCCTCAATGCCGGTGAAGAGGGTGTCTTCCCTGAGTGTGGTGTGATCGCCGTCCCCACTGGCCGTCCCCGTGGCCGTCGCCCTGCTGCTGGCTGAGTGAAGCCATACCCAGGTGGTGGGTCTTCCCTGAGGCTCACCACCGTTCCTCTCACAAGCCTCCTCTTTTCTATGCCTCTCACTAAGGACACCGTGGCCTCCTCTGCTTACCGTGAAGCCCTCGATGCTGGTTGCTCTGTAGCTGATGCTGAGACTGCCTACCACATTGCAGCTGAGGACATTGAACCAGCGGCTGATGAAGACTACGGCCCCAACGACCGACTCACCAACGACGTTTACTGAAATGGCTGCACCTAAAGTATCCACCTTGCCCTTGGTGAGTTCAGCTCCCAACTACAAAGCCCTCGCTGAGCAATTCAATCAGCAATACCCAGGTTTGGGATGGGATGAAGGGATCGTGGAGCAGTTCGCTCAAACCTACGATGAGACCCTGAACGAAACACTTGAGGATCACCTTGAGTGCTACGCTGATCACCAGGTTCTTGTTGCCTCACTTGCTACTGAAGAGAATGTCTGAAAACCGCTTCATCATCACGGCCACCCTTGAAGGCTTCATCAACGCCCTCAGACCTGGTGGCAAGTTCGACAACTGTACCATCAGCTTCAAGATTCCTCCTGCAGAACTTCAGGAGTTTGATGAGTGCTTCGAGAAGTGCATTGCCTGGGGTGTCAAGACTCTCAAAGACAAGAAGGTATCTGAACGCAAGATCGAGAAGGCCGCTCCTAAGTGGGAAGAAAACGGCCTTGTCAAGTACAACTACGCTGGAGACGATAATCCTCCCATGTTCCCTTGGGTAGATGCCAAGGGTGAGCCCATTGATCTCGGTATCAGCATCTGGAAGGGTACGGTTGTCCGACTCATCATTGATCTGAAGCCGTACATCTATGGCAACAAGGTTGGATGCTCCCTAAAGGTACGTGGTGCTCAGATCCTCAAGCTGGTATCCAGCGGTGGTGGCTCTGATGCAGGAGATCTCTCTGATGAAGAAGTGACTAACCTCTTCGGTGAGGTTGATGGCTTCTCCCAAAGTGACCCCAACTTCAATCCTCCTGAAGATGAGGGAGAGGTGGGTGAAGAGAGAGACGACGACGCGCCCTTCTGATGACTAAGTACCGCTCCAAACTTGAAGAGAAGCTGGCGCGGTATCTGGAGCTGAATGACAGGCAGTTTGAGTACGAACCTACCAAGCTGCCTTACATCATTGAAGCCAACTACACACCCGATTTCGTACTAACAAATGGTGTAATCCTAGAAGCTAAAGGTTGGTTCAAACCAGAAGACCGACGCAAGATGCTTGCCATAAAACAGGCTCACCCAGAGCTTGACATTCGGATGGTGTTCCAGAACCCGCAAAACCCAATCAACAAGGGATCCAATACCACCTACGCTATGTGGTGTGACAAGAATGGATTCCCGTGGGCACACTACATGAGGATACCGATTGAATGGTTCAACTAGACGACTCTGATTCGGAGTTCGTCTGCCATGAGCCCTGCCCAAGCTGCGGGAGTAGCGATGCCAATGCTGTCTACACTGACGGTCATACTCATTGCTTCTCCTGTGGCCACCATACAGGTTCAACAGGCGACACAATCCAAAAGCCAAATCGACGTGCAATTATGGATTTCACTGGCGAGATTATTCGCCTAAAGACCCGCAACATCAACCAAGAGCAGTGCAAGAAGTTCAACGTCAGGTACGACTCTGAGACTCAAACTATCAAGTTTCCGTACTACGACGAAGAGCGTCAGCTGTGTGGATTCAAGGGGAGGCAACCAGGGAAGGACTTCTTCTACTCTGGTGTCAACTCCAAAACACTCTTTGGCCAGCAGCTGTGGGGTAAGGGGAAAAGCATCACAATCACTGAAGGTGAGATCGACGCTTTGAGCGTGTTCAAGGTACGACCTACCTGGCCAGTTGTAAGCATCCCGAACGGTGCGAAGTCTGCCAGGAAAAGCCTTGAACGTCAGCTCAAGTGGTTGCTCAACTTTGAGGAGATTATTCTATTCTTTGACTCTGACTCTGAAGGACAAAAGGCTGCTCAAGAGTGTGCCCCACTGTTCCCCCACAACAGATGCAAGATCGCCACCATTTCTCCTTACAAGGATGCGAATGAGGCGATTCAAGCTGGAGACACAGCAGCGGTACTGCAGGCCATCTACAATGCTGAGCCTTGGAAGCCGAAGACAATCATCGACGGGTCCACCCTGTTTGATCTAGTTCAGAAACCACTAACCGGGAAAGATGCTTCATGGCCTTTCATTGGGCTTAACAGTGTGACGATGGGCTTGCGCTTGGGTGAGCTGGTCACAGTCACAGCAGGTACTGGTGTTGGCAAATCTACCTTCTGCGGTGAGGTTGCTCAGCACCTTGTCGATGAGGGTCATACTATTGGCTACATTGCCCTAGAGGAGTCCATCCAACGGACAGCCCTTAGGTTGATGAGTGTCAAAGCTGATCGACCACTCCACATCGACAACTCCGGCGATCTCAAGGAAGCATTCAGTGCTACTCTTGGCACAGGACGGGTGTTTCTACGTGACGGCTTCGGATCAGTGGACCCGGATGCAATCCTGGCTGACTGCCGATTCCTAGTTATGGCTCACGGGGTCAAGTGGATTGTCCTCGATCACCTCTCGATCCTGCTCAGTGGTAATGACACAGGGGACGAGCGCAAGCTGATTGATGTGACCATGACCAAGCTCCGCTCCTTCGTGGAGGAGACCAGAGTGGGGATGCTGCTCATCAGCCACCTCAGGCGGCCTCAGGGGGACAAGGGACACGAAGATGGGGGGAAGGTCTCCCTAGGCCAGCTGCGGGGCTCACACGCCATCGTACAGCTGTCTGACATCGTGATCGCCCTGGAGAGGAACCTCTCAGCCGGGGATGATGAGTCCAACCTGGTGGTCCTCAAGAACCGCTTCAACGGACGCACCGGACCTGCAGGGGTTCTGTGCTACAATACAGAGACAGGCAGGCAGACTGAGATCCTGGCTGCTACCTTCAACTCACTTGACTCTTCGGAGGAGGAACCGTTTTAAGCTATGAAACTGACACTCAATCAAAGGGTTGCTGAAGCATTAGTCTTTACTGACTTGATTAACGGGAGTCCTGTTTCTGGGATTCAAAACTTCTTCTTTATCACTGGCACTGCTGCTTACGGCTTGCCTGGCGTAAATCCTGGGGACATTGATTTTGTAATCAGACGGGAGCATTTTAATAGGCTCCGATCAGGAGAAACAGGTTTCTGGGAGGAATCAACTTACTTCCCTAACAGCAGCTTCAAGATAGAGAAGAATGGGATTATTTACAACGCCGTTGTTGTGGACTCTGAATTGGAGTACTCAGCTTGGTGGAATGCCACAGTAGCTGTGCGTAGTTTGGCTCAGTGCCTACATCCGGGGCCAGGACTTCTAGCTCGCAAGGCTACCCGTGTGAAGCTATTTGAGGGTCTCTTGTCTGAGTTCAGTAACCCTAAATCACAATTCAATGCGCCTAGCCTTTGACATTGAAACGGATGGCCTTCCTCGCCAGGGGCTATCCAAGATCCACTGCATTGTTGCACGGGATCTTGATCACGGCCATGTGCATAGATTCAGGGAAGGCTACTTGCTTGATGGCGTGCGATTACTATCCGATGCTGAGCTTCTTGTAGGCCACAACATCGTCTCGTTCGACATCCCTGTACTGAAGCAGTTCTTCCCTGATAACTTCCATGAGCGAGATGTCATCGACACCTTGATCCTCAGTCAGATGAGGTTCCCTGACATCCTCAACCGGGACTTCAGGCAGAAGCCTATCAGGATGCCAGTCAAGCTCTATGGCCGCCACAGCCTTGAAGCTTGGGGCTACCGGTTGGGTGAGTACAAGGATGGCTTCTGCCACAACACAGACTGGAAGGAGTGGTCCCAAGAGATGGAGGACTACTGTACTCAAGATGTTATTGTATCTGCCACACTGTTTGGTAGATTCAGTAAGTTCATCGAGGAGCATGGCCCTTCCATTCAGTTGGAGCATGAGTGTGCCCGCATTATGGCCCAGCAGGAGTTCCTGGGGTGGCCCTTTGATGTGAAGGCTGCACAGACTCTTGAGCTTGAACTACAGCAGGAGAGCTGCTCGCTGGCAGACGCCATGCGTGACAAATTCCCTTACGTCGAGGGATCCAAGTTTACTCCAGCCAGAGACAATAAGTCCAAGGGCTACATCAAGGGGGCAGTGTGTACCAAGCTGAAGGAGTTCAATCCCACAAGCCGCGACCACATTGCCTGGGCCTTTCAAACCTGGAGAGGGTGGAAGCCTGAAGAGAAGACTGACACCGGGAAACCCAAGATTGACGAAACCGTTCTTCTTGGGATTGGGACGGAAGAGGCCAAGACCTTTGCCCGCCTCCTCGATCTACAGAAGGCCCTAGGCCAGCTCTCCTCTGGGAAGAACTCCTGGCTCCAGCGGGTCACCCCTGAAGGTAGGATCCACCACAGGTGCGTCCTGGCAACCAACACGGGGCGCAATGCCCACTCCAACCCCAACCTGGGTCAGGTGGCCTCAGACCCCCGCTGCAGGGCTCTCTTCGTGCCCCCAGAGGGGATGGTTCAGATCGGGGCAGACGCCTCTGGTCTTGAGCTTCGGATGCTCGGCCACTACCTCGCCTTCTTCGATGGAGGGCGCTTCGCTGACATCGTGGTGAACGGTGACATCCACCAAATCAACGCTGATGCAATCGGAGTATCAAGGAAGCAGGTAAAGAGCATCACCTACGCCTTCATCTACGGTGCGGGTGATGAGAAGCTTGGGGTAACAACAGACTCAACCGTTAAGGGTAAGGCTGCAGTCAAACTAGGCAAGGAGATCCGAGCCAAGTTCACTGCAGCTATCCCAGGTCTTGGTCAACTACTTCAAGCTGTAGCCAAGAAGGCTGATGGTGACATTCTTAAGGGACTTGACGGTAGACCTATCAGGCTCCAAGGGAAGAAGCACGCTGCCCTGAACTACCTGCTTCAGTCAGCTGGTGCGATTGTGTGCAAGAAGTGGCTGGTAGACAGCTACGGAATCCTTGAACGCTATGGTCTAATCCCTGGGGTTAACTACCAGCCTCTAGGCTTTATCCATGATGAAATACAGCTTGCTTGCACCCCAATCATAGCTGAAGTTGTGAAGACAGTCCTAACCTCAACCATGCCTAATGTCGGAAAACACTTCAAACTCAAAGTACCCCTCGCAGCGGAAGCCAAAGAAGGTGAAAGCTGGGCAGACTGCCACTGAGACACAGCTACGCATCGACGCTGACTTTTACGCTTACCGTGCTTGTCAGCAAAATGAAGAGGAGCTAGATTGGGGAGAAGACCTGATCACCATTTCGTCCAACTTCAAGGAGGTCGTCAGATCCTTTGAGTCAGTCTTGACCAGCCTCAGGAGGCAGTTTGAGACGGACGATGTGATCCTCTACTTCTCACACCACACCAACTTCCGTAAGGTGGTTGACCCTGAATACAAGGGCCAGCGTATCAAGAGGAAGCCTGTAGGATACAAACGCCTTCTTCAGTGGTGTGACGAGAACTACCCTACACGTACCTACCCAAACATTGAAGCGGATGATTCCCTCGGTATTGACTGCCATCTCGATGACAATGACTTCATCCTCGTCTCACCTGATAAGGACATGAAGCAGATTGCTTGTCGCCACTATGACGAGAAGCAAGAGTTCACTGTCACAGAACAGGAGGCTGACTACTTCTTCTACCAGCAGATCATCACCGGAGACCCGGTAGATGGTTACAAGGGGATCCCCGGTAAGGGTGAGGTAGCTGCCAAGAAGATTCTCGACAACACCCCCAGGGAACGGTGGTGGGCTGCTATCCTAGGGGAGTACCTAAAGGCTGGTCTCACTGAAGAGGACGCTATCCGCAATGCCACTCTAGCCCGAATCCTTCGCCCAGGCGAATACGAAAACAACGACGTGCATCTATGGACCCCTCCACCACTGCCTGGGTTGAATTGATCTCTATCTTCATCATTCTATGTTCTATTTATGGCAACTTACCGGCTTATCTTGTCCTCCAATCCAGAGCGTATGCTCAGCAAATCAACCGAATCTACCTTGGAACCTGTATCCGAATCCGACTCTGGTTCGACCGACTCGGATACCGTAAAGGACCCCTGGGAAGATTGGTATCGAGCTGGCAACTCTATCGAATCCGCAACAACCCAGCCTACCGTGAGCTATTCAATCAACAATCAACCGGTGACTCAGATCAACACTGAAGACCTCCTCAAGGAGCGAGGTGGACGCTACGGCAAGTTCACTGATCATGCCTTTGTCACACAAGCCCTTCTTGGGTTTGTTGGGGATGAACTGGAGCGTCGTGACAAGCAACTGCAGTCTGATCAAAAGGAGGCTCTCCACATGATCTTCCACAAAATCGGGAGAATTGTAAATGGGGATCCAAACTACTCGGATTCCTGGCACGACATTGCTGGCTATGCTAAGCTGGTAGCTGACCGACTTGATGGAGTTTCTCAATGACCCAACGTATCCAAGAAGCCTACGAGTTCCGTTCCGCAATGGAGCAGCCTATCCATAGCGATGACCCTAGACTTATCCAAGGTCAACTTGATCTGATCTTTGAGGAGTACAATGAGTTCTGCTGTGAGGTTGAGACCAACGGTGCTAGGGTAGACCAGCTCAAGGAGCTTTCCGACCTGGTGTACGTGTGCTACCAGTTCGCAGCTGCTCGTGGTTGGGATCTTGATCAAGCCCTAGAGCGGGTGCATCAGTCCAACATGACCAAGCTGGTTAACGGTAAGTGCCTCAAGAACTCAGCTGGTAAGGTACTCAAGGGTCCTGACTACATACCTCCATTCCTCAACGATCTCGTCTAACCATGAGCCCTGTAGTTCTGGGTACAGAGCCTGACCTAAACACCAGGGCCTATTTAATCGATGTGGATGTTCGCACTGGCCGACCAGTATGGTCCTCACATCCAGATTGCTACAGGGCCTGGTACAAGAAAAACGAGAGGCTCCTAGAGTTACGAGGCAAGCCCCACCTAGACTCTTGGGAGTTCCTTGAGTGGCTTGAACTAGAAGACGTAGAGCACATTGATCACTTTATCGAGAATCCACACCTATGACCGAATCTGCAAACCCTATTGCTCGCACTGGCCGTGTTCAATCCTGGATCGACAACCCCGAATCACGGCTCCCCGTTTCCTGCACGGTCTTTGTTGTCGAGGACTCTATGGAGGGTCCGAACGGTATTGAAGCTTCTTGGCGTTTTGTCTCCCACGCTCTTCGCAATGGTGCTGGTTGCGCGGTCCATCTTTCTAAGCTACGCCCCGCTGGAGCTGACAATGGCCGTGGTCTTGTTTCTTCTGGGCCAGTTTCTTTTGCTCGCATCTATTCGTCCCTGAATGAGACCCTTAGGCGTGGTGGTGTCTACAAGAATGGAGCAGTGGTGCTTCACCTTGATTATGATCACCCTGACATACTTGAGTTTATCAATACTCCTCGTGCCCAGCTACCTTGGGTGAAGAGGTGTGTTGATGTCGATGAGCACTTACTTGAAGATGCCAGATATGGAGTCATTCCAGCTTTGCTTGAGGGTATCAAGCGTGGCGACATTTGGCTTAACAAAATCCGTTACAACGAAGAAGGCGATAGAATCTATGGAAACGTCTGCCTTGAAGTCTACCTTCAATCTCGTGGAACCTGCCTCCTCCAGCATGTCAACCTTGGAGCCTGCACAACCGGCAGCCTCGCTTATGTCTTCCCAAAAGCAATGGAGGAGTTGGTTGCTCTCCACGCAAGGACAGGTGTGGGCAGCACTGGTGAGTACCTTAGTCCTGATGTGGATCGTCAAGTTGGATTGGGAAATCTAGGACTAGCCAACTTCCTGGCTCAGAACAAGATCAGCTACTACCAGTTTGGTGAAGCTCTTGAAGCCTACCATGAAGGAGAAATCACCACAGTCACTCCCGCCAATGCTGCAGTCTTTTACCTTGCCCTTGGTATCAATCGTGCAGCCAGCGTAGCTCGCAATGCTGGAATGGAACGTGCCTTTTGTATCGCTCCCACAGCCAGCTGCTCTTACCAAAACAAGGATCTCCGGGGCTACACTACTGCTCCAGAAATTGCACCTCCTATCAGCCGAGAGGTTGATCGAGACAGTGGCACCTTTGGTGTTCTGTCTTACACATACCCTCCTGACATCGAGATTGCTTCTGAGGTAGGCTGGAGGACGTACAACAAGGTCGTAGATGGCATCGTCCTGCTGTTCCAGAAGACTGGGTTGTTCCACGGTTACTCCTACAACAGCTGGAGTGATGTCGTCACTTACGACGAAGCCTTCCTAGAAGACTGGCTCAACTCCCCACAAACGTCTCTCTACTACTCTCTCCAGGTCATGCCAGATACCCAGTCGAAAGACGATGCTCTGGCTGCACTTGATGACGACTACAAGGATTTCTTCAATCTTGATGAGTCCTGCTCTATTGATCAAAACGATAACTTCTGCTCAGCCTGCAGTGAATAGTCATGGCCGATTCCCCATACCTACAAGTCATTAGTCGTAAACGTAAGTGGACGCCTGTTGCTGTTCAACGTGGCCGTCTGGTTGAGGGCTCCGAAGAGTCCATGTACCGAGCCCTTGCTCTGAGGCGCCTGGAGCTGCCTGTGGCTGACTTCCTCAGGGAAGCTCTCCGCAAGGATCTACCGGGCACCAAGGGTGTTGTAGAGGCCCTAGAGAGCAACGTCAGAGACGAGGAGCGACACGACCAGGCCCTGGACTTCGTGATCGAGGCCCACGGCACAGACGATCGAGCAGAGCGTGAAGGTGCTCATGTCCTGAAGGCGTGGATCGAGGCACCTGAACATCCAATCCTCAAAGCAGCAATCCTAGAGCGCAGTGTCTTCTTCGTACTTCTCCCCTTCTACCGATTCAACGGTGACATCGGAATCCGAACAACCGCAGCCGACATCAGCCGAGACGAGCAAGTTCACGTTGCCGTCCACTCAATGGTCTGCTCTGAGCTTGGACTCAAATCGACGCAAAGTCTCAATCGACTACGCCGAGCGACTGTGGGATGGGTGATTGATGGCCTCAAGTCCAGCTCCAACAAATACCTGGACAAAGACTTCTGGCTTGCACAGTCAGATTCCCTCTATGAACGTGGCAAGGCTCCTGGATTGAGCGACACCAAACGATCCAGAATGCCTGCCTTCTTTGAAGCTTCCAACACCGACCTCCCCCAATATGGCTAACATCACCGGCTCCGTGCTTGACCTGACTCTGCCACATGACATCCAGTCGATGGTAAAGACCCTTGAAAACTGCTTCCCCGATACGCACCCTCGTGTATCAGTGGGTGAATTTGAGCTTGGCTATCAAGCTGGAGCCATTGAAGTTATCCGACGACTAAAGGAGTACAGCAGTGTCTAAGAAGCAAGTAAAAATAGAAGGGCAAGGTAAGGTCAACCTCAAGCGTGACTTACTTCGCCCACTAAAGGAGAGTCTGCCTCAAACCTTTGCAGCCAATGACAAAGAGTTCAGGCCTGAAGACTGGAAGAGCGTCAAGCAGACCTTAAAGGGATTCAGTAAGGATGGCAAGGTAACTCAGCAGGAAGTAGTTGCTTCGGTTGCCAAACTACCTGGATTCAGCAACAGCGAGCGCTGGCTTACTCAAGGCTCTACTCGTAACGCTATTGATGCAGCCAGGTACAGTGACTACCTGGATAAACAGAACAATAGGTTATCTGCATTTACCAGTCGGCAGTCTGAGGTGATTGGCTCTATTATGGGTGAATCTTCCCGCAGCATTGCCTCTCAGCTAGACATGATTCGCTCTCAAGCTGATCAGTCTCTTGGAGGATTTCAGTCAATGTTGGACATGGCTATGTCTCAGTCACAAGCCATCAACTCTCAGCAACGAGCAGCCTTCGATGAGGCCAATCAGGCATCTGAGCAGGCTATCCGTCAGTATCAATCACAGATTGCTTCCCTTCCTGGATTTACCCCAATTGATCAGATTGGAGGAGAATCTGAGCAGGTCTCCGGTTGGAACCCTCTTCAACCAATTGGTGTTGAGCGTCAAGCTGCAACGATACAAAGGACTCCTGCAATGACAGGATTCAGTTCAGAACAAATGGCTAGCTCTTCAAGGCAGCGTACAGGCATCCAAGGCTTCCGTAGGAGGGCAGCGTAGTGATGAAAGAATCAGCACAAACCAGGTATCTAGAACTTGCAGCACGTAGAGATTCAAACGTCCTGGAGACGGCACGCCGCTGCGCAGAGCTGACACTGCCATACCTGCTCACCCGATCCGGTACAGCCGAAAGTCAAACTCTACCTGAGACCTGGCAGAGTGTGGGGGCAAAGGGTGTAAGTGTGATGGCCTCAAAGCTTCTGCTTGCCATTATGCCTCCAACTACGAGCTTTTTCAAACTCCAAATCAGCGATGGGGAGTTTGTTAGGGACCCCCAGACGAATGCTCAGATCAAGTCTGAGATTGACCTTGTACTGTCACGGACAGAGAGGATCGTCTTGCAGCACATCAACGAAACCCAAGATCGGGCGAAGTTGTTCAGCTGCTTCAAGCACCTTGTAGCTACAGGTAACGTCCTTGTCTACATGCAGGATGACGCTGACCTCAAGCTGTACCCTATCAATCGATATGTGGTTGATCGTAGCGGAGGTGAGAAGCTCCTTGAGGCCTTGACTGTTGAGGTGGTCAACCGGGACACCCTGCCCCCTAGCTTCCATAGCCAGGACAGGGATGGATCCGATAGGCCCTCAGGCCCCTCTACAGCCGCCTCCACGCCCATCAATGAAAATGAGGTGGAGGTCTTCACCTGGGTCAAGTACGACCCCGCCAAGAAGCTATACAAGTGGCACCAGGAAGCTGACGACAAGGTGATCCCCGGCACTGATGGTCAGGCCAAGGAAGACGTATGCCCGTGGCTTGCTCTTCGCTTCAATGTGGTTGATGGGGAGGACTATGGCCGTGGCCGAATCGAGGAGTACCTTGGGGACCTGAGATCCTTGGAGAGCCTCACTCAAAGCCTCGTAGAGGGTGCTGCGGGCTCTGCTCGGATGGTGTGGTTGGTAAGCCCTGCCTGTGCCTCCTCACCTGAGCTGCTGGCCCAGGCCCCCAGCCTTTCGTTCCAGGTTGGTCGGAAAGATGAAGTCACTGTGGTTCAGGCTGGCAAGGCGGCAGACCTGGCAGTGGCCAAGGATCGGATCGAGGCCCTCACGGCTTCTCTATCTGAAGCCTTCCTTATTTTTACCCCCCGTCAATCTGAGAGGACTACAGCCGAAGAGATCCGTGCTACCCAGCAGGAACTCAACGAGCAGCTTGGTGGTAATCTCGGGGTGCTGACTGTAGACCTCTTACAGCCATACCTAGCTAGGAAGATGTTCATCCTTCGCAAGAAGAGGATGCTTCCTGATCTCCCAGAGAATATGGTGATCCCTACGATCATCACCGGTATGGATGGCATTGGTCGTGGTCAGGATCGAGAGGCCCTGATCATCTTTGCCAGAACTCTTCAGGAAACACTTGGACCTGAGGCTATGGCTCAATACCTCAAACCTGAGGAGCTGATCAAACGTCTAGCTGCGTCTGTCGGGATTGATGCCCTTGGACTTGTCAAGACGGACGAAGAGAAGCAGCAAGAGAAGCAGCAGGCCTTCCAACAACAAGCCGCTCTCCAAGATAAGCAGAATGAACCCGCACTCGCTAAAGTAGCAGTAGATGCCCAACAACTACAACAGAACCAAGCCAATGCCCAGAGTACGCCAACAGCCTCAACCGGTGGAAGTTGAAGAGCAGCGAGCACGTAATGAGGAGGGTGAATTTGCAGGGGATGACCCTAGCACCCCTGAGGTCAACGAAGCTTACGATCCTCCTCGTCAGATTACTGGTACTCAAGGTGTACTCAAGTCGGAAGCTAAGCCCAAGGCTGGATACATCAAGGCTGCTCGAAAGTCTGTGACCAGCATTGGCTTCGGCACCACCAAAGTCTACAGCGTTTCCCCTCAATCCTAATTCATGGCTATCGAACTTACTGATACAGAAAAGGCTGCCCTTGCCAAGGGTGAAGAAATTGAAGCCGCTGAACGTGAGCAGGAACAGCAGACGTACACCAAGGCTCGGGAGGACTCAGAATCTGAGCTGAAGTTTGCGGGGAAGTTCCGAACGGCGGAAGACCTGGAGAAGGGTTACCTGGAACTTCAGAAGAAGCTTGGGGGCAAATCCACAGAGTCATCCGAAGACGAGATCAGCGAAGAAGAGCCCGAGACTGCGGAATCCGAAGAACAGGAAGCTGAAGAGCCTGAGGAAAAGGAGAAGTCCGTAGAGGCAAAGGAGCCTGAAGTACCTACTCTTTCTGATAAAGATACCCAGGCTATCCTTGAAGCTGTTGGTGGCAAAGACACCTACGACAAGGCAATTGAATGGGCAGCCGAGAACATCAGCAAAGAGGATCAAGCCGACTTCAACAAGGTACTTGAATCCCAAAATGCAGCCGCAATCAAGTTCGCTGCTGAAGCACTTGTTCAAAGGTATAAGTCCCAGGCTGACTTCCAAGGAAAGACTTACACTGGACGAGGTGATGCCAACCCTGGAGTCAAGCCATATCGCAGTCGAGAAGAAGTAAACACTGCCCTCAGTGATCCCCGCTATGATCGGGATCCTGCTTATCGAAATGATGTAGCTGATCGTTTGGCCGTAAGCCCTGACGATCTGCTCTGATTGGAAGCTGGTGCTTTATGTGAGGGGTTCGATTCCCCTCCTTTCCTATTGTCGGCCCAACACCTGTGTCTGCGGACATACGTGGTGAGTGGATACCCGGCAGGCCTGTCAAATTGAATACTTCAAGTCTATTCGCGAATGGGCGTCGTCATAAACACTCTACTTACTAAGATAAATGGCTGGAACTTTTGCACCTCCTGGAGTCGTAGGCTTCCAGGGTCAGATTAACAATACGGGCTCTGAGCGTGCCACTTACCTCAAGCTCTTCAAAGGTGAAGTCTATCAGGCTTTCACTAACTCCTTGATCTTCAAGGAGACCATCATGAACCACGAGCTGCGCAATGGGCGTGAGCATCAGTTCATCCACACTGGCCGGATGACCTCCAGCTACCATGTGCCTGGTACGTCCCTCCTGGACAAGGCCGAGCAGCTGCGGGTTGCTGAAACCACCGTGACTGTGGATGACCTGCTGACCTCCCAGGCCTTCATCTACAACCTGGATGAAGTGCTGGCTCACTACAGCACCCGTGGTCCCATCGCCCGTCAGATCGGGCAAGCACTGGCTGAGCGTTACGACCGGATTGTGGCTCGTGTGCTGGTTCGTGCCTCCACCCTTGCCGCTCCTGTGACTGGTGAGCCTGGCGGTTTCCGAATCGCCCTTGGTGACAACAACGAGTATAATGCCCAGGCCCTCGTGGATGGCTTCTTTGAAGCTGCTGCCCGTCTGGATGAAATCTCGGCTCCCAAGGATGGCCGACATGCTGTACTGTCTCCCCGTCAATACTACACCCTGATCTCTCAGGTTGACACCAACATCCTCAACCGGGAGTATGGTGCTCAAGGTGGTAGCCTGAACACTGGTGATGGCCTGTATCAGATCGCTGGTATCAAGATCCGTCAGAGCAACAACGTACCTTTCCTGGGTCGCTTCGGTAGCCCCACTGGCCCCGTGATTGCTGATGGCGCTCTTGCCACTGGTATGACCTCTGCTGGCCAGAACCCCACCAACGGCTCCTTCGGTGAGCGGAACACCTACGGCACGGCGGCCTCGTTCGCCCACACCTGTGGCCTGATCTACCACCGGGAAGCTGCTGCTGCTGTTACTGCTGTGGGTCCCTCCGTGGAAACCACTGGCAGCGACACCCGAGTGATTTATCAGGGTGACCTGATCGTGGGTAAGCTGGCTATGGGCTGTGCGCCCGTGCGCGTGTCCGTGGCTGGTTCCTTCGACAACCGCACCACCATCTCCTGAGTTTGGTGGCTCCTATTCTGCCCTCTCCTCTTTATTGGGGAGGGGGCTTTCTTCGTATGAGTACCTAGACAGGATACTAATCAACATGAACACACTAGAAGCTGTCAATCAGATGCTTTCTGCTGTGGGTGAAGCTCCGGTCACTACGATCGACACAGACAACCCTGAGCTAGGCATTGCGCTTGCTACTCTTAATCAAGTCAACAAGGAAGTGCAAGCTGAACGTTGGCACTTCAACCGTGAGTACAACTACTCCCTCACACCAAATGTAGATGGGGAATTTGTGCTACCTGATAATGTCCTCTTCATCCAAGTCAACAAGGATCGCTTCCCTGTGCTGTTCGACCTGACGGTACGTGCAGGCAAGCTGTATGATCGCAGGAGCCACTCCTTCAAATTCACCACGGAGCAGATCCTGGTGGATGTGGTGTGGGCCTTCCCCTTTGATGACATCCCACTCCCCTTCAAGCTCTACATCACCCAACGAGCTGCACGGGTGTTTGTATCCCGCAGCCAAGGATCCCAAGAGATGGTGAGGCTGGCCAACATTGATGAAGAAAGGCTTCGTGCTAACTGTGTGGCCTATGATGCAGACGAGCAGAAGCTGACTATGGCAGTAGACAGGAACCGAAACCAATACAACAACACCTTCAGCCCATTTGATGCTGTCTGGAGATTCTGAGATGGCTGTAATTCAACAGACCCTACCTCCCCTCATCAATGGAGTCAGTCAGCAGCCTGATTCCCTTATGGCCCCCGGCACTGTTCGTAGGTGTGACAACTTTCTTCCTGATCCTGTTTGGGGGCTGGCCAAGAGGCCTGGATCTGAACTTGTCAGTACCACCTCTATAACTGAGAAGGGCTCCTGGTTCAACGTCACCTTGAGTGAGTCTGAGGATTTCCTACTATTCGTTGGTCGCTCAGGGAACGTCAAAATCTGGGATGCAGCATCTGGTATTGAGCAGACTGTATCCACTCAAGTCACAAGCTACGCATCCCATGGTAAGCAAGGGGACATCGAGGTTCTCCAGATTGGAGACTTTGTGTTCCTCCTGAATAGAACTAAGCGTGTAAATAAATCATCGGCTACTCTTCCAGCTCAAAGAGTCCATGCGTGGGTTTCTGTAGAAGCAGTCTCATACAACACAGAGTATAGGGTCTCTCTTAAGGACAGCGTACTTAACTTGACATTCAGCTATACCACGCCTTCAACTGGAAGCCTGGATGTCCAGACAGTCATCACCGGGATTAGGAGTGCATTTACTTCAGCACTAGCTGCTGCATCCTCTACTAGATGGACTTCTCTAGCAGCTGGTAATAACATAATCTTCATCCAGAGTGGTGGAGCATGGCCTAGTACTCAAGATCCCCTGATCATAGATGCACGGGGTGGATTCACTGGAACTGCTATACGCGGATATAGTGGCTCAGTGGCGTCCGTTGCCGATCTACCATCCCAGTATCTAGTAGGTGCTCACGTTAAAGTCAACCCTAGCTCTGATGTAGGTCAAGGCTATTGGGTGGCATTTGAATCAAGAGACCAGAATCCAACTGATACCATCGGCACAGGAGTCTGGGTTGAATCGGCCAAGCCTGGGGAGCAGTTCCGGGTGGACTACACCACCATGCCCCATGCCCTTGTGCGAAGAGCTGACGGCACCTGGATCATGCGCTCACTGGACGCTGTGAGCCCCTTGGCGGCCTCCCAAAGTGTGGGGGGTGTGGTAACCGCTGTCGCCCCCACAGGCACCTACAGGGGACGCTACGGAATCGGACAGACGATCCCCCTCTATGGTGGCAGCGGTAAGGGCCTCAAAATCACCGTCACCAACACCAACTCTAGTGGAGCCCCTACAGCTGCTGAGGTGGTCACAGGTGGCCAAGGTTACACTGCTGCTTCAACTGTCACCGCTCTAAATGGAGACGCTTTTACCATCTCGACGGTAGCCACTCAGACGCTATTCAATCCTGTGTTTGCCAACGAGAAGTGGACAGGACGTTCAGTAGGGGAGCTATCCACGATACCCTGGCCAACCTTTGTTGACTCCTACATCACCGGTATAGGCTTTTATCTCAACAGACTTGTGCTAATGAGTGAAGATACCGTGATAACCAGCAAAGCAGGGGACTACTACAACTTCTGGCCTACCTCAGCAATCCAGGTGTTAGATGATGATCCTGTTGACCTGAATGCAGGAGCATCTTCAAGGTTAACTTTCAGATACGCCATTCCCTACAATCGTCAGCTGGTCCTTGTTTCTGAAGATGCTCAGTATGCTCTCAGGACTAGGGATGAAGCATTCAGCCCAAGAAGTGCCGAACTGACCTCGATCTCCAAGATCAGAACTTCCACCGCAATCCGTCCCATCAGGAATCAACTCTCCTGGTTTGTGACTGAAGAGGCTCCTGGTGGTGTAAGGTTCTACGAGATGTTCCCTGGAGCAGATGAGGACCCCAACCTTGGCAGACCTGAGGTATTGAACCTCCAGGCTCCAACCTACATTCCGCCTTTTGTCTTCACGGCAGATGCGGACGCTGACGCTGGGATCCTGGCGTGCGTGTCAGAGCAGGAGCAAAACACAGTTTATCTCTGGCGATGGGCAGAAGCTGGGAGGCAACGCATCCAAGCAGCCTGGTTCCGGTACATCCTGGAGTCCACCATCCGACACATCTACATGCTAGATGACTACATGTATGTTGTTGGAGACTTCAACGGTGTCACAGCCATCAGCCGCTTCAGGTTGTCGGTAACCGATCCTCGTGGATTTATTGAGTTCGACGGGAAGACCTTCAACCCACGTCTCGATCTCCAACTGTATCCAGTCAACCCTACCTTCAATGTCATCACAGGGATCACCTCAGTTGATCTCAATGGGACGGTCTATGATGACTTCCCTGGAGAGCTGACTGTGTTCATCGTTGACGGGCCGAAGACAGGCGTATTCCTGAATGGATCCATCACGTCTGGCATCCTCCAGATTGAAGAGGACACAAAGACTGGCAACATCATCATTGGCCTCCCATTCGTGGCATCTGCAGTGCTGCCTCACATGTACGTCCGTGGGGATAGATCCGAAGTGGTATTTCCTCCCAAGGTGCGCAGGCTCATTGTACGGGCCTACACAAGTGGAGCCTTTGAGGTAAAGGTGCAGTCCCCTGGACGGCCTGACTTCACGAGACGATGTGACCTCAAAACCCCTACCAACTACCTGCTTGGGGATGTAGCCATGTACCGAGTTGCACAAGCATCTGCTCCAATCATGGCTGATGGTGATAAAGCTGAGGTGACTCTGATTGCACCTGACTCTCTACCCACCAACATCCAAGAAGTGTCATGGCAAGGCACATACTCCACACGAGGAATTACACCTAGGTAAGACAATATGGAACCAGTAAGTTTGGCAATAGCTGGGGCGCAAGCTGTTGGCAGTATAGTAAGTGGGATCTTCGGCGCTAACTCAGCCAGGGACGCGGAAGAGGATGCTCGCCGCAATGCAAATCAGCAGCGCATCGAAAGTTTCAATACCCAGGTAGGTAGCTGGCAACTCAATGAGGCCCAAACCGATCTCACTTACGACTTTGCTGTAGCTTCGGCTCGGATGAGTCGTGACCTGGAAAGGGCTGTAGCCTTACAATCATGGCGATCTCAGAATGGTGTTGACGCTGCTGATTGGATTATACGCAGCACCAATCTTGACATCCAGAACCTCTCCGTCAATGCTCAGAACCAGAGAGATGTAGACTTCCAGCGAACTCTTCAAGCTGCTGATCAGCGGGCTCAGATTCGCCAGTTTGAGCAATCGGAGAGGACCTACTCTCAGAACACCCAACTCATTGCGGCAGCTGCAGCTCAGTCTTACAGCTACATCACGGAGAGGCTCAAGTTTGAGAGAGCTGGATTAGCCATCCAACGTGGTCAGGTTCAAGAAGGTTTCAACCAGAGCAAGAAGCAGGCCATCAATCAGGCCAAGGCTCAGGAGGCACGCTTCGCCAACGAACTGAAGCAGGCTGGCCTTTCCGGGGAAGACCTCCAGAAGGCCGTCAGGCAGCGAATGAAGCAGTTCACGGCCACTCAGGACCAGACCCGGCGGGAGGCCTCTTCCAGGGGCGCCCAGGCGGCAGCTACGGGCCGTCAAGGGCAGAGCGCCAACCGCCTCATACAGGACCCCCTTAACCAGGCCTCCCTTGCCCTTGGTGTGCTGGGGATCGAGCTGGCGTTCTTTGGTGAGGAGAGACAGTCCGAGTTGCTCAAACTGGCTGCTGCAACCAACCTCCAGAGCACCCTCACGGATGCGGAGAGGGAGCAGCTGAACATCCGGCTCCAATCTGAGGCTACCCTGGCCAACCTCTCACTGACCGAGAACAACCTGCGGGAACGTGAAGGAATCTTTGAAGCAAATAACAACTTGGCCGACACCAGGCTACAGGCCATGAGTCAGATGAACCAAGCTGAATCGAACCGTGTGCTGAGGCCACTGGATCAGGTTCAAATCTTGGATCCTCTTCAGACTCCTCGCTCGTTCTTGCCTCAGCCATTCCAGGCTCCGATTCCGTTGGCTGCAACACGGGCGAACCGGGCCATCATCCCAGCAAGGCCGATTCGGGCTCCTATGCCTGTACTTGGTCAGCAAGGATTCACCTCAGCCAGCGCATCTGGTGGTCTCCTCCTTCAGGGGATCTTAGGTGCAGCTCAAAGTGGCATACAAGCCTACAACGCCAGACCACCCGCAGCAACACCCATAACACCTCCATAGTAGAACAACATGGCAACTGGTAAAATCACGGTCGCTGCGGTTGACCGTTCAGGTGCTGCAGCCAAGCAACAGGCTGACTTCAACAGAAGCCTGGAGCGAGCTGGAGAAGTACAACAACGGACTGACAACCGGGCACTTGAAAGTTCCCAGGCTGCCGCCGCTTCTACAGGTGAGTTCCAGGTAGAAACATTCTCAAGATCACTCAGGCAGAACGATGCAGCCAATGAGAGGTTCCTTCGTTCTCGCCTGGATGACTTCCAACGTGCCCAACAATTCAGCAACGAGACGTTCCTGAGGGGACAAGAGCTTGGCCTTCGGCAGGCTGAACAAACACGAGCTGTAGATCAGGACATCAGGCAACGGTCCCTACGGCTCAATGCTGAGGTACGTGACCAGAACCTCAAGTCGTTTGCTGCTATCTCTGAAACTGCAGCTAGTATCATCAGGGACCAGGAGCTGGCCTACATCAACAAGGAGAAAGGCATAGGTCTTGCCCTTGGTGCTTCTGAGGGGATGCCAATTGAAGATCAGGAAACTGTCATCCAAGCTGGAAAAGTCCTAGGGGCAGCTGCAGCGGCTGAAGGGCAGGCTAATGAGGTGCTGGCTCAGACTGATGCTATCCAGGCTGAAGACCAGCGAAAGAAGTCTCCTATCAGGAGAAGCTGGAGAGCCTACTATCGTGCTGTTGGCGCCACCAGAAAGATGGCTGCCGAGTGGCAGGTAGGCATCAACACCTGGATAAACTCAGATGAGAAGATCATCCCAGATCCCCTGAATCCTGGTCAGATGATCAGTCCCAAGGAGCTGGCTGCCCGTGGCTCTGCGGAGACGTTTGCGGCAATCAATGCTGGGGCTGCATTCCTACTTGAGAATGCTGGACTAAAAAATGTCAACCCAGCAATCCTGGCTGAACACCTGTACCCTAGATCCACTGAGGTCAATGCCCAGACGGCTGAAAGGGTAATCAATGAGAATAGGAAGCAACAGCAAGAGCAGGAAAGGGAGGACATCACACTCAGTATTGGTGTAGAAGCGGCTGGCATAGGCAAGGATGACTTCTATGGGATGACTGAATGGATCAACTCCAAAACCACTGCATTGAGAGCCACAGGTCTAAGTAACAGGGAGGCCAATGACGTACTTATACCAGCTGTACTCAGCTATGCTGTACGTGTGGGAGACCCTGAGTTATTGGCTCAACTGGAGAGATCCAATGTCAGCAACGAGCAGCCTGGACTCGGATCATGGGGAGAGCATCCCAGGTATCAAGCTGCATTCCGTGAATCCTACGATAGCCTTGAAGCAGAGGATCGTAGCAACGTTCGGATGGCCATCGAAGCTGCCGACAGCCTTGTACCTCAACTCAAACTTGAGCATCAAGAGCGATTGAAAGCAGCAGGAAGCGATCCCAACAAGATCGTTGAAGCCAATACGTGGTACAAGACTCAGCTGGGCAAACTGTCTGAAGCCAACAGCCCTAGGGCACAGCAAGAGCTGCAGGACTTCAACACACGTCCTATTACTGCCTCAGAGAATGCCTTTGAAGCGGTTGTCGATACCTGGGAAAAGACAGGAGAGATTCCATCGGAAGATCGCCTTGAGCAGATGATGCTTGATGGTCAGCTGACCAATGCCCAGGCAGACTTCTTCAGAAGCAAGCGTCCACTCAACGCCGGTAATGAGGTAATCAAAGCTCAGGAATCCTCGATTAAAGGTTTGGCAACAGCCGAGTTTACAAGAGCCATTATCCAAGGTGCAGGCTTAGATACAATCCAGAAGACTGGAGGTGGTGGACGTGCAAGGGTTGAAACCCTAACAGCAGAGACCATGCTGCATTTGTCCAACTGGATTAACAGTCAAAAGGTTGTACCATCTGCATCAGCTATACAGGCAGAGGCACTCAAGTACATTGGGACAGCACTAAAGGATCCAGCATACCAAGTCAAGACCAAGGAGGGGGCCATAGGAGCAGATGGTAAGCGAGAAATACTGTTTGATGGATTCCCTGTTGACTTCAGTAATCGCATCACTTCAACTGTTCGTAACCCCAACTCCCCAACCGGTAGATCCTCCGATGCGAGAGGTATTGTACCACAAGCCCTAACACTCCCCAATGTGAGGCAAGACGCGACTGTTGCTACCACTGAACTGGAGGAGAACATACAGCGTATCTCCCAAGGTCAGCTGCCAACTCCACGAGTTCAGGGCATCGTCAATGTCACAGGTCTTCCAGCACACAGCGTACTCACACAGCAAGCAAAAGTCAACGGCATGGATACAGCCCCCATACAGCAGCTCCCAGTTGTTATTCAGATGCAACAGCAGAGCCTCATCAACCCACAGGAAGCACAGCTACAGGTACTCCCACGACTCCCAGAGCAGAGGCGTGCCTATGGCTACGAGAGGTTCATGCGGACCCGTCAGTTCTTGGAAATGCAGAGCAAGGGTGCTGTAGCTCAGACCAAACTGGCCAACATGGGTAAGGTTCAACTGGTCAATGGTGAGGTGGTGATTGATCGAAGTGAAGGTGGTGGGGACTTTGAGGTTGAAGCTGTTCGTCCAATCCTTGACATGATCGCTGGTCCCGAGGCTGGAGCCCAAGGATACAATGCGGTGAACCGTAGGGTCTCTGACGACACACGAGGAGGCATCCAATCCATTACCGGCAAGACAGCAGACCAGCTAACAGTGCGTGAAGTGATTAGCCTCCAAAAGAGGGGGATCATCAATGCCTTCGGTCGTTACCAGATCATTGGTGGAACTATGGAGCTTGCTGTCCGTGGATCTGGTGTGTCTATGGATGACAGGATGACTCCTGAAGTTCAAGATCGACTCGGCGCTGCCCTACTGCTCAATGGTCAACGTCCCACACTGTCTGCATACATCAAGGGTCAGAGCAACGACCTGGTTGGAGCTGTCAATGAGGCATCAGATGAGTGGGCAGTTCTGAAGAACAAAGCAGGAGGAAGCCGTTACAATGGCCTAGCCGGTAATCGGGCCTCCATCCCTGCATCTCAAACTGCAGCCATGTTGAAGCTTGCACGCGAGCGTTATCAGCGTGCCATAAGCAACAGCCCAGATCCCGGTGATGGTACTCTAGCCACCATTGTTGATGTAGGTAAGATGCTCCACGGCCTAGGCCTAAGTGTTGCTGAGCATTCAGCCTTCGACAAGCAGCGTGGGTATGTCGGAAAGGGTAACGCCAAAGTTGGTGGTCACTCTGATAACTCCCATCACTACTCCGATCGCGCCATCGACATCACAGACTGGAGATCAAAGACTGAGCCCAAGAGCTACTGGCAAGAGAGGAAGCGTGCCCTCAAGGATGCGTGGATGCCTATTGCCAACAAGTACGGTCTAGAGCTTCTAGGTCCAGGTGATCCTGGTCATGGTGAGCACATTCACCTTGCATTCCCTAACGGTACAGTTCCCCGTTACATTCTCGGCTTGCTGCGGCGAGCATACGATGGTGTGATGAGGAAATATCCACTTCGATAAAAACAATGTCTATCTACAAGACACTTCAGATCACTGGGGGCCAACCGGCTCCCATTACTGAAATGACCGAGGAAGAGAAGGCGAAGCTGAGGCCAGCCCCTCGTCCAAAAGGCCCCTCGTCCGAAGAACGGATGAAGGAAGCCAACAAGAAGAAACCCGGAGCCAAGAGGACCAGCAACCCCCTGGAGCCCATCGGCAAGGCCATCGACAAGGTGACCAACGAAGTCGAGTGGGGTGCCAAGGCTGCCGGTAATGCCCTTGGGAACGTGATCCGGGGCGCAGCCGGGAAGGAGCCTGTCACTGTCCAGCAAGCAGAGGCCTCTCAGAGGCGCAGGAAGGCCCAAGGAGGACCGCAGCCACTCAGTCCATCCACCCCAGCGGTTGCAGAGACCAAGAGGGTCCTTGGTGGTGTCCCTGCGCGTGCTCTGGAGAATGTGATCGACACGGGGGCTGCGGTCACCGATGTGGTGCGTATGGTAGGCAGGAATGCGGTTGGGATTGAGACCGATCCCTCTCAGAATCCATTCCACCCAGAGTATGTGGAGCCTAGGCTGAACACAGGAGTGTTTGTACCTAAGACTGCTGGTGGTAAGTTTGCGCAGAATCTGGTAACCTTCGGGGCGACAATGAGCACCGCCTGGAGGGCACTCCCTAAAGCCACCGGTAAGGTAGGTGTGGCTATAAAGGCTGAAGTGTCATCCGGCATTGCAGACATTATCACCACCAAAAAGGGTGACCCCAACCTGACTGGCCTGATCAAGGGGCTTCTTCCTGAGGAACTCCAAGATAACCTTGGACTGATCGACTACTTGATCAGCGACGAAGACGACACGGCAGCGAGTTCACGAGTCAAGGCTATCCTTGAGGGGAGTGGTATCTCTGCGGCTGCAGCTGTTGCAATTCGTGGCCTCAAGGCTGCGAGGAAGTCCTACGCGCTGTCAACCACAGGGGAAGTCAAGTCTGACCCAGACGCACCTGTACCTGGAAAGCGAGGTAAAACCAAAAGCAATCAGGACAAAATTGAAGCTTTCCAGCAAGCCCTGAGGGCTGCCAACGAGGAGATGACCAAGGCTGCCGATGAGGTAGCACAAGCCGCAACCCGTGAAAGCGAGTTGTTTGCTGATATTACCCTTCGCTCCCAAGATGACATCCAGGCACGCCTCGATGAGATCGCTGTTCAGCGTCAAGAACTGGAGGAGATGGGAGACCTTATACCTCCTGGCAAGCAGGAAGACCTCGATGCCCAAGAGAGAGTCCTGATCAACCTCAACCGCTCCCTGGATGCAGACATCAGCACTGGGTACACTCCCGCTGATTACAACCTGCTTCCTCAGGAACGGTCAGCCACGTTTGAGCCGGTGGACATCACTGATGCCATCAAGGCCCGTACTGGCACTGTCTCCGTCCTGACGGATGCTCAGACCAAACTCCTGGGGCTCCAGGAAGGCCCTGCTGCTCGTATCCTCGATGCAGGCATCAACCGTCCTGAGGTCCAGGAGTTCGCTGCCTCACGCTTCAAGCCTGATCGAGAGAACATGGCTGACGCTTTGCAGGCTGAGCGTGATCTCCTTGAGTCAGTCACCGGAGACGACCTGTCTGCACTTGACAAGCCCATCGAAGCCTTCCGCAAGCGTGGATTGGTAGAGCAGGTACGTCAAGCTGATGGTATCACGGTTGAGCAATTCAATGATCCAGGTGTGATCGTAGGTAGGACCTACATCAAGAGTACAGCTGAGAAAGCCGCCAAACTGGCTGATGAAGTGATCCGACTCACCGAAGAAGGTCAACCACTTGGCAACACTGTGGATCGGATGATCGACAACCTGGCTGCCACTCTCCGGCTCACAAAGGAGACCTCCTCACGAGCTGGTCGCAGGGTGCGTATGTTCGGCCTGCCCATCAACCGTCAGACCGGAAACATCAACCTACTGGCTAAAGGTGATGAGGGCATGGATGGATTTGATGACATCCTCCAGACCCTGAAGAGCATCCAGGACAAGTGGAAGGCTGGAGACGTTGAAGAGGCACGCCAGGACATCTTGGCTATTGCTGCGTCCCTCCGAGCTTCAGGAGGTAACCCTGAGAAGATCATCCCATTCTGGCAACTTGTCAGGAAGGTGGGAATCAAGGATGCTGGCTCAGTGATGATCAACAGCATCTTCAGTGGACCTATCACCCAGCTCAGGAACATCAGCGGTAACGCCTACAACGTCATTGAGCGGCCTTTGTCTTCGATGATCTATGGTGTAACCAACCTCGATGAGCACTCTATCCGAGCAAGCATGGCTGGGATGCACGGCCTGGTCATGGGACTTGGTGAGGCATTCACGGCTGGAGCCAAGGCCCTGAAGGACCCAGCATCCATCAAGTTGTCTGGAGATGGTAAATATCACGTAAGCAATGCAAAGACTGATGACGAGATTGCTGAACTGATTGCACGAGCCAAGACTCCCTCAGAAAAGGCGGCTGCTAACTTCATGAAGCTGCAGCACAGGTTCATTGCCGCTAACCCGTTGTTCAGTTGGCCTACACGTTTACTGACTGCTGGGGATGAAGCTTTCCAAAATCTACTGCTTCGTCAGTGGTCATATCAGGAGAGCATGTTTGTTGCCTCTCGGGATGGTGGGAACCTCAAAGAGAAGTTTGACCTGGCCCTAGGTGAGTTCAACCAGAAGATTGCACCTGATGGGAGCATCCTGGATGATGACCTCAAGGAGTGGATTGCTCAGGGTACGTTCCAGGGTGACCCATTTGAGGCAGTTAAGAGGTTCTCTTCGTTCCTTGAAGCTGTTCCAGTGCTTAAGTGGTTTGTTCCTGTTGTGAACACACCATCGGAGATTCTCAGGTACGTTGGTAAACACACCCCATTCCTCAACAAAGCATTCACCAAAGACTATGCTGAAGTGGCTAGGCTTGCAAAGGAGTCGAAAGACCCAGAAGCACAGGCCAAACTAGCTGTGTACGAGGGACGAGTTGGAACAGGGATGATGATGGTGATGGGTGGAGCAATGCTCGCAGCCAGTGGAAACCTGTACGGCTACGGCCCTCCTCCAGGATCCAGAGCAAAACTTGCATGGGATGCAGCTGGAATCAGACCCCTGACAGTGAAGGTTGGTGGAAAGTTGATTGACTTCAGTTCATCTGAACCTGCTGCCACAATTCTTGGCATGACAGCGGATGCTGTTAACTTGGCCATGCTTGGGTACAACGATGCTGGACACCATCTAGGTGCATACGCAGCATTTACCATTGCCTCTGGTTTGACTGATAAATCGTTCTTTGCTGGTATGCAAGCCATTGCAGAGATGATCAACCCTAGAACCTCTGAATCACAACGTGAAGTAGTGTTGGCTAACCTGATCAACAACAGCCTACCCTTGTCAGGCTTCCGTCGTGGTATCTTTAACACGATCAGTCCTTACAGGAAGGAGTACAAGAGCCTGTCAGATAGAGTGTGGGAGCAGGCTTCAGCTGGTATGGTCAGCACAGGTGCCCTCTCAATTGACCCCTTCACCGGGGAGCCAGGCATCTCTGCTACAGGTGGATTCTTCAACGCCAACTCTCCCATCCGAATCAGCACCCCAACTGAGGACCCCCTCAAGTGGGCACTGTCTGATGATGGCTATGGCTTTAGGGACTTTGATCGAGGCCCTCAGAGCATGGAGATGACACCTGAGGATAAGAACGAGCTACACAAGCGCATGTTCGACATGGGCCTCCGTGACTCCCTGGAGGAGTTGATCCAGACCCCTGAGTACGTGGAGCTTCGTGACAGCTGGGATAGGCGCCCATACAACCCGGATGAGCCTAGCCTCGCCCCCCCGCACATTCAATTGATACAAGGCCGGGTCAACTCCATGAGACGTGCAGCTCAGATGGCTATGGCTTCAGAGAATGAGGACTTCCGTGTGAGGCTGCAAGAAGCAGCTCAGATGCGGCGTAACTTCCGTCAAGGTGAATACAGCAAGAGGAACAGAGAAACAGTCTTGCAGAAACTGACAACAATGCCGAATTGATAGATGGCCTACAGACTTACCTACACCGGGAACGGGTCTCAACGTGACTTTGTTGTTCCTGCAGACTACATCCGCAAGTCACATGTAACCGCTAGGATCAATGGGGTTCTAACCACTGCCTATATTTGGTTTTCTGAAACTATTATCCGTTTTGATGTAGCACCAGCGAACGACGCCTCTATTGTTCTAGAGAGAAAACCTCCAGTTGATAGTCCGCTAAACGATTTTACGAATACCACCATTATCACGAATGAGGCACTAAATGAGAACTTCAGGCAAGCCCTACAGATAACTGAAAGGGCACTAGAAGCTGACAGTGCTGATACAGCGGTAGCCGCATCCAGGGCAGACAGATTGACCACGGCACGCACCATCAACGGCGTGTCATTCAACGGCACCCAGAACATCACCGTTCGGGCCGCACCCAGCCATTCCGTCTACAAGACAGTGTATGTCAGCCCGGAAGGCAGCAACACCTCTACCGGTAGAAATGACGATAGGCCGTTTCTGTCGCCCGAGAGGGCAATAGAGTATATTTTAGATCAAGCAGATACTGCTGGCTGGACTATCAAGCTATTGGGCGATGCAGTCACCGAAGGCGAGCTACCACTTCCCGACTTTACCACTGTCGATTCCACCAACATGCAGCGCCGAGCTGTAATTAGACCAGTAAGCAATAGCGATGCCAATGCCCAGAAAAATGTCTTCTTGATGGGAAACGGATGCCACCTCTATGGCCTGAAGTTTACCGGTTGGAGAGTTAACGACTTTGCCAACCCCTCTACGGGCTTCGCTATGGCCTTCCGGCCTGGCGCGATCATTCTCCCAGGGGGTGTGCCATACGGGCAGAATTGTGTCGTTACAGCGGCACTCACTGATGTCCCTACCCCCCTGCCAGGGGATGCAGCCAACGGCAATCCAGCTCAACCAAGAGGTGGTGGCTGCGCTATTGCCGATGGATCCGTGCTATCCGCATACTCTGTCTATCCCAACATGATGACGTGGGGCTTTACCCCTGCATCTAAGAATGGTATTGGATATGTAGCCAAGAACCGAGCACACATTAACTGCGTGAACGCCATTGGCGTCGGTCAGCATAAGCACTTCATGTGCCTGGCGGGCGGCAACATGGTTTTGTCTGGATGCTCCTCCCAGTTTGGGGACTACTCCCTCTGGAGCGAAGGCACGGTGCCCCGGATCGAGCCGCTGAAAGTGGCGCCGGAGGTAATTGCATCATCGACCGGAGCACAAGCTTCGATTGCCGGAATTAAGACAGCTTTAGTATCCGCAGCCTCGTCCTACATCAATGGCCTCAGGACATGGACCGCGACTCAACAAGCTCTGTTTGCCAAGGATACTGGACTCATTGCGGACGCTATTGGCGTTTGCCTTGAGTACGGAACCGACGAACCTATGCTTAACGTGGCTGACGGTTTCTTCAAGTTTGATGGTCTGCCAGTGCTCCCATATAACCAACTGGCCGACTGGAAATTGAGCTGGGTCTTTATCCGTGATTACATCAAAACCAACACGTCCTTTAGCTCTGGAGTCGATGCTTTTATTGACGCCTTGTTTGCTCGACTGGTTGCAACTTTAGACAATTACTTCTTTGAAGTTGGATCTGGCCCTGCGCCCTCTCCGGTAGAGCGTGTAAGAGTGATTGAGCGATCTCTGTTGACTGCCATTGCACACCAATGGACTTCGGCCAGGTCTGGTACGCAGTTCTTCCGTGTACCCCCGGCCCCAACTGCCCGCAGCATCCAGCGCAGCATTGTGCAACGCAACCGCGGGCGAATTATCTTATCCGGCCAAGACGATGCCGGAAACGCCTGTTTTGTAGGTGGCCTCACCATTGACGCTCGCAGCGGCCAGCTGGGCGGCCCACCGTTCGACACGGCGATCAGGAACCGAGTCACCCGTTCTGTTATTTCCAGGAGCTACTGATCCATGTCTAGAGTTACTCGCGCCTGGCGCATCTACACCGACCAGCCCTCAAGCGGCAAACCGATCCAGCTCTTCAGGCCGCCGGGGCTCAACAACGGCTTCCTGACAACCGGCTGGTCGGACATCGCTGAAGCGAAGGATTTTTCGCGCCCTGGCCTGGCCGGTAGTGGGGTCACGCCGGATCCTGACAACAACGACAGGGAGTTGCGGCCAGGGGAAGTGTTTTTCGAGACACCTCTGGCAGTCGTGAGCTATGTTGATGTCCCTTGCTGGTTTGAACTACGGCTGATTCAGCAGGGGGGCAATGAGACTCCTGGACTGCAGGAAATCCTGATCGCCCAAAGGATCTCGATCCCGCCCAAAGAGACCCTGTTTTTCCCAATCCAAGGGTTCCGCCTGTTCAAGACGAACTTCACCTCAACCCGTGGCGACAGGCTGCAGGGCAGGGCGGAAGCAGATGCCTCTCTCAAGTTCTGGGGCAGTGCCGTCGAGCTGGAGCTGGCAGACCACGCACCTGATACGGAGGCATGACGATGGACAAGCTGAAGACCGGCTCTGGCAAACAACTGCGCACTGCAGCCCTCGCGGTAGTACAGCTGCCGGTGCCATATTCCGCCGCTGCAATGCCTGGGGCGATAGTGCTGGGCAGCAATGGCAGGCTGCACGCCTCTGTCTTTACTGAAGCAGGCCTTTACACTTGGAGCCAAATCTGGACGAGCAACAGAAATCAGCTGATCAGGCTTGACAGAAACGATGCAACACCAGCGACAATCTTTTTAGAGAAACAGAGGTCTGACGCCAGCCTTGCTGTAGTTGGTGACAACATTGGGAGCATCAACTTTGAGGCCCGCAATCAGTCGGGGCTGATTGCTCAATGTGGCTTGGTAAATGTATTCGTCGATTCCCCTACGTCGCCGGATACGATCTCGGCCGCTATGCGTTTTTCGTACAGACCGCTGGCTCTAGCTGGGTCGTTACCAAATCTGCCGATTGGCCTAATCATCTCCTCCTCTGGCAACGTCCTGATCAACAACACCAGCGGCACTGAGAGGCTCTCCGTCACCGGCAACATCCAACTCACTAACACCACCAACAGCTACAGAGTCGGCACCAACAACGTCGTCGGCTCCCGCAAGACCGGCTGGGCTGCCCCCACCGGCACGGCCACACGCACCACGTTCGACACTGCCACGGTCGCCGTTGCGGACCTGGCCCAGCGCGTCAAGGCGCTCATTGACGACCTCACCTCCCACGGCCTCATCGGGACCTGACACCACCAATTGCCATGCAAGACCAACTCATCACCCTCGTGAACTCCTACGCCGCAGCACGGGCCAGCGGGGACACCGTGCTGCAGCAGTTTGCCGCTCAGCAGCTCGGCGCCTTCCTGGAAGTTGTCGAGATCGTCCCCAAGGGCGACGCCAACCCCGCCCCTGAGGAGACCCCCCACCAATGACTGAACCCACCGTCACCTACACCTGGCGTATCGAGCGCCTTGATGCCGCACCCACCGAAGGTGCCCTCACCAACGTCGTCCACAAGATCCACTGGCGCCTGTTCGGCAGCGACGGCACTAACACCCTCGACCTCTACGGAGACGTGCCCCTTGGTGATGTCAACCCCGAGGACTTCACCCTGTTCGAGAACCTCACAGAAGCCACGGTGATCACCTGGCTGGAGGCCGCCATCAATGCCCGTGCCGGGGAGAAAGAGCCCACCGTCGCCCAGCTGCGCACCGGCCTGGCCGGGATGCTCGCTGCCAAGCGGACGCCATCGGTGGAGCCTATGCCCGTGCCCTGGATATAATTCGCACCTTTGAGGAAAACAAAATGATTGAACTATTTGGCATTACTATTGCCTATGAAGCCATCGTAGCCATAATCACAGCACTGGCCATTGATGAGCTTCTCCCCTTTCTTCCCACAAAGGCCAACGGTATCACCCACGCCATTGTTCTCGGGATCAAAAAAAGCAAGCTCGGGAGAGATGCAAAGAGAGTGGATAGTGAGAAGATTGACGAGGTTCTACAGCTGATGCGCAAGTGGGACGAGCAGACCACTCAAACTACCAAGGAACAAAATCATGACTGAAGTAAAGACAAATGAACTGGTTAATATCCAGTCATGGCTGACATTCCTGACGGGGCCGGAGGTTCCGCGCCTCAGTAGAAACAAGATCAGCCCGTTGACCGTAGCTGAGGCGTGCGGATTCATCGGCTGCATCATCATCGAAACGGGCCGCCCCCTGCTCGACAAGCTCGACGTGGTGGAAGTAGGCAGCGGTGCGGGCCGGGGAGCGATGCAATATACCGGAGTGCGGCGAACCGCCTACGACAAGGCGCGATCTGCGTCCGTCGCCAGGGGTGTCGATCCGAACAGCAATGCTTGGCAACAGCAGTATTTCGCTGAGGAGTACTCTGGCCTACACGACCCACCGCAGGGTTCGCTGATCGGCTGGACCCGGATCTTCGAGAACCGGCCTGCGGGGATGACACCGGCACAGGCCGCTGAATACTGGACCGGTTCGGCTGCCACCAGGACCGGATACTTCCGCCCCGGCGTGCCGCATCTCGACCGCCGCCAAGCCGAGGCGCAGCGTGTGTGGGGGCTGGTGCAGTCCGGGCGGCTGTCAGCCACACAGCAACGGCCACCGGCTCAGCAGCAGGGCGTCTCGGTCCCAGCCGGGATGGTCGGCCCTAAAAAGCGGCCACCGCTCAAGCCTGGCGACCATCACCTTCTAGCCAATGACCTCCTAGAAACTCTCACCGCCTTCACCCACGACGGCAAACGCCTGTGGTCTGTGCCGTGCCTGTGCCGGGGGCAGAGGGGCGAATCGGAGTGGACGGTAACCAACAGCGATACACCTCCAGGGCTGTACCTGGTGGGCCAGGTCTACCGCGACTATGAGCAGGACCCATCCGCAACATTTAGCGCCATCCGCCGCGCCTATGGCTGGTATTCAATCGACCTGTTGGGCCAGGAAGGGCAGGAAGGCCCAGGCAGCCGCTACGGCAGGGACGGAATCATGATTCATGGTGGCGGCACGGCTTGCGGCTGGCCAGGGGCATGGGCACCACGGCAAGCACTGCATTCCACCCTGGGCTGCATTCGCTTGCACAATGTGGATCTCAGGGATCGGGTGTTGCCTCTTCTAGGCCTAGGTCGCATCTGGGTGTCGGTACTGCAAGAGGCAGCTTGACGATAAACCTCTGACCCAATTAGACCTCATCAAGGAGAACGACAAATGACAGCAGTTACCTTAAACGCTTTTGATAGGTTCAAGCCTGTCAATCCTCCACCTCAGCCTCCACCTGATCCTATTCTCAATAAGCCTGAATATGATCCGGCTACCCACTATTTAAGTAGGGTAGATCCCTACACTGTAGATGGGGTTGTCTACGATTACATTGCTGCACCTTACCCTCCTGTTCCTGATTGGGTAGCCTTTGGGGCGGAACTCCTGCAGATAGATGGAGTAAAAAACCTGCTTTCTCAGGCTCTGTCTTCTGAAGAAACGGCTCCCATAGCTCTGACACTACCAGCTAGTATCATTGAAGCTTCAAAGGGGGTTTACGGGGCGTTTAATATGATCTGGGGGCAAGCAAAATACTTGAATATGGTCACAGAGTCCCTGTCGAATGAGATCAAGGAGTCGGCAGCCACCTACCACATACCCCAAGATTTTGTAGATGGATTATGACTGCAGTAACCTTAACCCCACGCGCTGGCCTAGGGTACATTAAGAGGGTAGCAAAGACATACACAGGTCCCCTGCGTAGGAGGCGAATAAGCCTGTTTGAATATGATCCAGATGCAGCCGCATACCTTGCTGCAGTGGAATCTACAGATGGTCAAGCACTAGAAGAGGATGTGAAATTAGCCATCAATGCGTTCGTGGTGGGGTGCAAAGCTGATGGGATCTGGGGCGCTATCAAGGCGTTATGCATCTTGGCTGGCGCCCGCACGCTGGCCGGTGCGCTGGTTCCGGTGGTGGGGGCGGCGCCGACGAACTTTAATTTTGGGGCGGAGGATTACAACCGAAAGACAGGACTGGTGGGCAATGGGAGCACGAAATATCTCAACAGCAATAGGAATAACAATGCTGATCCGCAGGATAGTCAGCACATGGGAGTATTTCCAACTACAGTCAACTCATTCGATCAAGATCGGGTCTACATGGGCGCGGGCCTAAATGACACTGGGTCTACTTACTTCTTTACTCGTACAGTAGATGCCGCAGTTAGAAATAGAAGCGCCACCGCAAACATTGGGCTAGCAAGAGGCGTGGCTAATTCTTTAATAGGCATGAATAGAAGTTTGTCAACCGAATTTGTTTACAGGCAAAGCGGTGCGTCTCAGACTATTTCCAGAAATTCTGAGACACCTCTAAACGCGAATATATTTGTATTTCGAGGTGCTGGTTTTACCCCAGGCGCCCTTTCCAACGCCCGCCTAGCGTTCTACTCCATCGGCGAATCCCTCGATCTCGCCCTACTCGACGCCCGCGTGACCACCCTGATCAGCGTCATCGCGGCGGCGATACCGTAAAGCACCCATGACACAACAGAAAGCAACTGAATCTCAGTTCAACCAACTGCACAGCATTGTCACCGAAGAG